AAAATTTTTTAAAAATTTCTTTTTCTTCAAAAAGGAAGCAAAAGTGAACTGTTGAAAATTCAAAAAGCGAGAAATATTAAAATTTATTAAGCGGTTGTAATTCAGAAAATAAAATATTTTGAAACAAATCCGTAAAAATTGGTTGTTAAACAAACAATGATTTTTTCAAAAAAATGTTTTAAATTTCAAAATATAGTAGATAAGTGAAATAGAACTGAACCCTCATCACTCCTTATCGGTGTAAAGGGGTGAGTTGTGTTTAAGTTTGGAGAGAGTAATGGAATTGGTTTGTGATTGTGGTGTTGTAATAGACAAAGCAGAAATGTGGATTTTGAAAGATTTGAAAGACTTTGAAACAAGAAAGTTAATCATAGGTTCTTGTCCAAAATGTCACAGACCAGTTACAACTCTCATTGAAAAAAGAATTGATGATGGTGAAGTTTTTATCAATTCAAATATCACAGGGAATAGAGCAATGAAACTCATAGCTCTAGAGCAAAAGAGGTTTTTATGTAAATACTACAAGTTAGATGTCAATTCTCTCTTCGGTTGGATATATGGTGTGAATGTTGGTATCAAAAATAAAAAAGGTGATGTTACACAAATCAGACAATACGCATCAAACTTCAACGGGAATAAAAAATTAGTTAAAAAGTTACAACTTAAGCAAGGTTAATTATGGTAGAAGAACTTCCGCAACTTACAAAAAAGCAAAATCAATTTGTTAAGGAATACATCCTTAACGGGTTGAATGCTACGGAAGCATACCGAATAGCTTATCAATCAGGAGCAAACACCGCTACTTGTTGTGTGGAAGCTTCAAGATTATTGAAAAACCCTAAGATTACCCCATGGATTAAGTACCTTGAAAAAACAAAACAACAACATATTGAAGATGAAATCAAGTATTCAATAGATGATGCGTTCAAAGAATTTGATGAGATGAAAATTATTGCTCTTGAGTCTCGAGACAAAGACGGCAGACCTAATGTATCTGCTGCAAACAAAGCTATTGAAATGAAATGTAAGTTAAAAGGTTTGATGAAAGAAGATGCGCAGGTCAACAATTCTGTTGTTGTTCAGATGGGTGAGGTTGAAGTTGACGGAGAAAGTTTTGAATTAAAAATAGGGGAAAGTATTAAGGAAGAAACCGAATCACAATAATATCTTCGTTGCTTTCCTCATTTAAAGGATAAGCAATGAAGATAAAACTTCCTAAAATACTTGAAATTCCACCTAAGCTATTACCTATATTTTTTAATCTAAACAAGTATTCCTTATTTCTTGCAGAGGGTGGAAGAGGTTCCGGCAAAACTCAATCAATCGGTAGAATCCTTTTATACATTGCAGAACACAGAAAAGTTATTATTTGTGTTGGTCGTGTAATCAAAGATTCCGTTAAAGATTCTGTTCTTGCATTATTCAAAAATTTAATTGATGAGTTCAATCTCGATTTTGAAGTTACTGACAAACGTATTATTCACCGCAAGACAGGTTCAGTTATCTTTTTCAAAGGTTTTCGTGAACAAGAAATTGTTAACATAAAAGGTCTTGAGGGTGTTGACATTCTTTGGATTGATGAAGCGGAAACAGTAACAGAACGTGCAGTTGATGTCATTATTCCAACAATTCGTAAACCTAATTCAATAATCATCTTTACAATGAATAGATATATAAAAAGTGATGCAGTTTACAACTATTGTTTGAGTAGGTCGAATTGTTACCACGTTCATATCAACTATTACGATAATCCGTATTGTCCACAGAAACTTATTGATGAGGCAAACGAATGCAAAAGAACAAATATGGCAAAGTATAATCACGTTTGGTTAGGTAATCCATTAGAGCAAGGTACAAATTATCTTGTTGCTTCTGACAAAATAGAAAAAGCTTTAAATCTGAAATACCCAGAAGAACAACACCCTAACAATTCAGTTATGGCTGTTGACTTATCTGCATCAGGCGGTGACTTGACAGTTGCAAAATTGATTGTTCAAAAATCTTCTACAGTCTGGGAAGAAACAGAAACCGTTACATGGACAGAAGCTGATACCGATATTACCAAAGGTAAGATTATGAACCTTTACTCAAAGTGGAAGCCATCATTCTTGATTGCCGATGCTGATGGACTTGGGTATTCAATAGTTTGTTCTTTAAAAAATTCACTAGAAAATGTTGTTGCTTTTCGTGGCGCAATGTCAGCTAAAAGAGTTGCCGACTTATCCGGAAACGCAAGATGTGATGGTTATTTATCACTAAAAGATATGCTTGACGGTGGGTTCTTAAGATTGAATTGCAAAAATGCTGCACGTCAAGTTGAGTATATGAAAATTACTTGGAATTCTAAAACAGGTAAAGTTTATATCCTCGACAAAAAAGAAATCCGAAAAGAACATAACGAATCACCAGATTATGCCGATACTTTGATGATGGGAATATATGGAATAAATTATTATCCGCAATATTTCTTGAATAACCAAGGTAGAAGAAATTCAAATAGTTTCAGTTTAAATACGGATTTTGACCCATTCGATTAGACAACCTCCTTCTATTATAACAAGCTGGGTTCCCAATATAGTAAGATGCGAATTGGTGACGGCTCGGAAAGACGAGCATTTTTGGAAAGTAAACTATCAAGGTGATAGAACCGTTTGCTAAACGGATTGCACTCATTAGGGTGTTGGGTTCAAGTCCTATGCTTTCCGATTTTAAAAGAAAGAGAGAAATTTATGTGTTCAACTCCAAAAGCTAATACATCTGCTGTTGATAATACTCCTGTTCAAACTGTTGCAACTCCGACTGCAGCAGATGCGAGTGTGTCAAAAGCTTCTACAAACACAAGAAATAAAGCTGCATCTTTAGCAACTAGAAATATCAATACAACTTCAAGAGGTTTGTTAGATGATGCTAACACTCAAAAGAAAGGTTTATTGGGAGAATAATATGTTGCAAGGTTTGAAAATTGAAGAAAATATTGAGCCTAAAATCTCAAAACCAAAAGATTTTTCTTATACGACTAAATATTTTATGAATAAGAAAAATAAAATGGATAATGATTTTAATCAAATTAAACCTGATTTGCAAGAATTGTCTAGTTATTTTTCTCCTCGTAATTGTAGATTTCTTGTTGATGATGTTAATAAGCCAATCAAAAAATCAAAAAAGATTATTGATTCAATTACCTTGACTGCTGTTAGAAATTTTGCATCAGGTATGCAATCCGGTGCAACATCTGCTGCAACTCGTTGGTTCAAAATTCAGATGAAAAAGAAAGAATTAAATGACATTCAATCTGTTAAAATCTGGAGCAATCAACAAGAAGAATTAATCAGAAGAATTTTAGCAGCATCTAATTTCTATCAATCAATGTTAGGAATATACAAACATCTTGGTGTTTATGGTTTCAGTGCATTATCAATGGAACCGGATTATCAAACAGTTGTAAATTTCAAATTACTTCCTATCGGTTCTTACAGATATTTAAAAGACCATAGAGGAAATATTGATACCGTTTGCAGAAATTTCAAGGAATCAGCAAAAAATATTGTTGCAAAATATGGATATGAGAATTGTCCGGAGAATGTACAAAATGCTTATGACAATCAAAATTCAAACCTGTTTGAACTTTGCTATTTCGTTGAACCAAACAAAGAATATAACCCGAAATCTCCTCTTGCAAAACATAAGAAATTCATATCTGCAACATTCGTTGTTGGTTCTGATAAGTTCTTAAAGTTATCCGGTTTAGATAGATTTCCTTTTGCAATATTTGAAGCGGAGGTAAATGGGGAAGATGTTTATCCATCAAATTGCCCCGGAATGGAAGCATTACCAGATGCTAAACAACTAATGGCGCAAGTTAAAGAATATTCTAAAGGTTTGAAAAAATTAGTTAGTCCTTTATATAAAGGTCCTGCAGCATTATTTAAAGAAAAAGGTCTTATTGATGCTCCGGGGCAAATTATTCCGGAAGATGATAACGGAAGAGGAATTTCAACAGTTTATGAAGTTCCACCAGATGTTCTTAAACTTAAACAAAACAATGATGAATTAAAACAAACAATCAAAGAACATTTTTACAATGATCTATTTGCAGTAATTCTAAATACTGCTGAACGAGGAAGAACAGCAACAGAAGTCAACGAAATCAAAGAAGAAAAAATGGTTCTTCTTTCTCCATTACTTGACCAAGTTCATAAAGGACTTAGAGCTGTGCTTGATTGGATTTTCTTTGAAACTATTGATACCGGAATTATGCCAGAGCCTCCGGAAGAAATTCAATCAGAAGAAATGGAAACAGAATTTGTATCAGCTCTTGCACTTGCTCAAAAAGTTAAAAATATTTCCAGTATGGAAAGATTTACAACTTTTGTTACAAATCTTTCTCAGGTTTGTGACCCAACACTTGTTAAGAAAATCAATGCTGATAAGGTTGTTGATGAATATGCAGAAATTGCAAACGTAAATCCTGAACTTGTTAAATCTACTGATGAAGTGAATAAATATCGTGAACAATTGCAACAACAGCAACAACAAGCTCAACAAATGCAACAAATGAAAGAGGGTACCGAAATGATTAAGAATATGGGCGGTATCGATTCTATCGGTGGAGATTTGGCAACACGTTTAGGTGTTGGATAAAAAATATTACTCTTCAAGCGAAATGTAAACTGAAACTTAGACAAGAGAGAGAGTCTCTCCTTTCTGACATATATTGCATGTTTTGTATATGGCTCTCTCTTATTTTTTTAGGAATTGATGATTATGAATTTGAATAAAGAAGAATTGCAAACACTTTCAAATGTGTTGGTAGATAAAGACGGTTTTAAGTTAATGCTTATTTTACTCCGACAATTTGGCGCGTTCGAAAGAGGTTTAAACCGAAATTCCACTGACAAAGAAACTTTTCTTACACTAGGGAAACGTGAGCAAGGTCAATGGTTGCTTGATAACATCTATCAGGCAAATAGAGAAAAATATCAAGAATTATTAAAGGAAAATTACAAGTAACACTGAAAATTAGAAAAGGAGAAAACAATGAGCGAACAAGAAAATCAAGAATTACAACAAACTCAATTACCAAATGAAGCTAATCTTCAAGGTTTGGGAGGTGAAAACAATCAAGAAAATATTGATGATAAATCTCAAAACCAAAATGATAAAAATAATTCAGATAATTCTGATGAACAAAAACAAGGTAAAGAAAAAGAAGATAATCAAGAAAATAATGATATCTATGGTTCACCTGAACAATTTGACTATACAGAAGTTCAACTTCCAGAGGGTATGGAACTAGATAAAGAAATGTTAGGTAAATTTGAACCATTAGCAAAAGAATTTAATCTTTCAAATAAATCTGCAAATAAATTGATGAATTTAGCTGTTGAACTTGTTGCAAAAAATACTCCAAATGCAGAAAATTTAACAGCTCAAATTCAAAAAGCAGAAGCTGATTCATATTCGCAATTGCTAAATACAGATAAAGAATTAAATGGATATACGCAAGAAGAATATGACAAATATATAAATGTCGCAAATAAAGGTGTTAAATCATTTGCGACAAAAGGATTTCTCGATTTGATTAAAGCAAAGGGTTTGACTAATCACCCTGATTTTATTAAAACATTTCACTCTATTGGGGAACAATGCATCAATGATACTTTGCCAAATGTAAATAAACCTGTTGGCAAAAGTGAAAGACAAGCAGATATTTTGTACGGAGGATAGTTTTAATAGATAAAATTGGTCCTGCTTTGAGTAGCAGGTTTGATTGCTAGTATTTTGGAATTGGCGGTTGGTTACCCTTTTGTATTCCTACTTTCGCAATCTGCAATAACTCGTAAGTATTACATCTTGGCTAGTGAATTAGTTTCGCTAGTCCAAATAATAAGGAGAAAAATATGGCTTTAGTAGGAAACACTTATTTGACTTTAAAAGACAAATTGTCACAAACAGAAAACGGCAAAGTTACAAGCACAATCATTGATTTGTTTTCAATGTCCAGTTCAATTTTAGATGATGCCGCAATCAAAGAATGTAATGACGGTACAACAAATAAAACTACCGTAAGAAACGGATTGCCTAATGTTGAGTTTCGTCAATTCTATGACGGTGTAAATTGCTCAAAAGGACAATACACTCAAATTCAAGACGGTACAGGAATGCTTGAGGCTTATTCCGAAGTGGATAAATCCCTTGCAGATATGAATGATGATAAAAACCAATTCCGTTTGAATGAGGCTCAAGGGTTTATTGAATCAATGAACCAAACTTTAGAAGAAAATATTTTTTATGGTTCAAAAGCAACAAATCCTGCAGCATTTGACGGTTTAGCAAATCGTTATAACAAATTATCTACAGATGAAAAATCTATCGGTAATTGGGTTATTGATGCCGGCGGTTCAGGTGATACAAACACTTCTATTTGGTTTGTTACTTGGGGAGATTTGCACACTCATTTGATTTACCCGAAAGGTTCTCAAGGGGGTTTAAAACATGAAGATATGGGTGAACAAACAAAACAACTCCCTGACGGAAAAATGTATCAGGTTTATCGTGATCATTTTAAATGGGATATCGGCTTGACTGTTCGTGACTATCGTTCAACCTGCCGTATCGCAAACATTGATGTTGAAAAACTTGAAACAAAAGATGCTGCAGATTTGATTAAAAAAATGGTTGTTGCTTACAACCTAATTGAAGATTACAGCAAAACAGGCAGAACCGTAATCTATGCAAACAGAAAAATTCGTACATATTTGCAATTACAAGCAATGAATAAAGCAAATGTACATTTGACTATTGACCAAATCGGCGGAAAACCAGTTGTATCTTTCTTGGGTATTCCTGTAAGAACTTGCAATAAAATTGTTTGCAATGAAGATGCAGTTGCTTAGTTAACTAAAAAACTCCTCCAAATCATGTGGATAGCAGTCACCACGTTTAAATAACCTGCTTTTATAACACTCAAAATCAAGAAAGGATTATATTATGTTACTAGATAAACAAAATCAATTTTCTGATGCTCAGGAAGTATTGGCAACTGCGGCATCTACTAATATCGTTGAAATTTCAACAGGGGTTTTAAAAGAAATTTCCTTTGGGCAACCTATTCCTTTATTAGCTCAAGTTGTTGAAGATTTTGCAGGTTGTACATCTGTTAAAGCAGCGGTTCAAACTTCTGAATCAGTAGATTTTTCATCTCCTACAACATTGATTGAAACTTCCGCAATCCCAGTTGCAGATTTAAAAGCCGGTTACAAATTCCCTATTAACTTTGTACCAAAAGGTAATAAAGGTTATATGAGAATGTATTATACCGTTGTTGGAACTGGTACTGCTGGTAAAATTACTGCTGGTATCATTCACGCTCATGATAATTCTTATCAAGATATGTAGTTTGTAGTTTGACTGATAGCCTATTATTTAGGCTATCAGTTATCAAAAATGGTTAAGTTATGGCTAAAGAAAAGAAATATGAAACAAAGCTTTCTAAAACAGATGAAAAAAGTTTTGAGGATTGGTTTAAAAATTCTAAAGATAATGGGGTAATTCATCCTAAAGATGATGGATATGATTACGATTTCAGAGGATTTTGGAAAGACAATATCAAAAATAATGATGGAAATTCTGAATACTCTCAAGAGACTCATTTCCCTGACACTTACAAAAAACCAAATCACGAAACTTTCAGTGTAGAAAGCAAATATGCAAAAGGCGATATGAAAAAATATGCAGGGAGTTGGGATGGCGATAATTACATTCCACCAAAGAAAAAATACAAAGATAGAGCTGCTGCAGATGTGCTATATGGATAAAAAAGGAAAACAAAATGTCAGATAAAGTAAATGAAAAAGAGAAAAAAGAATTTGGAAAATTTGACCGTTGGGAAATTGAATCGGCTGTAAGAACAATCATTGAGGCTGAACAAATTAAACTCGACAAAGAAAAAATGAAATACGTCTTGCCTATGCTTGAAGAACAAAAGACAGCATTAGATAAAGCCTCAAGTGCAGCGGAAGTTCTTTACGGTAAGAAAGAATCTGAAAGCAAGTAGTAACAACTAAAAATAAGGAAAATATTGAAATGAAAATTTTATGTAAAATAAGAGCTTTTTCAAAAGGAAGAATTATTAAACCGGGAACTATCCTTGAAATGGATGAATGTCCATCATGGGGAAAAGTTATTGATGATGGAGATAAATGTGAAACAGTAGTTGAGCAAAAAGAAACAACTATTGTTGCAGATGATTCAACTGCAATAATTAATAAACTAGTTCCTGATGCTGATAACGCTACTGACGTTAATGTAAAACGAGATGAAGATGTTGAAAAAACTCCGGAAGAACTTGAACAAAAACTTGATGAGCTTTTAACAAAAGGTTTGGATTTGGGAATTATGATTGATGGTTTGGAAAAACTAACTATCAATGAACAAATTGAAAAACTTGAAACTGAAATCAAAAAGAAATCAGAAGAGGTTTAATAATGTGTGATTTGGGGATTAGTGCAATCGTTGCATCTGTTGTTGCTACCGCCGTTAGTACAACAATGGGTGTTGTTTCAAGTGTTCAATCAGGAAAAGCTCAAAAAGCTCAATATGAATATCAAGCGGCAGTTGATAGAAAGAATGCTGAAATAGCTCAATCAAATGCTGATATGAAACGACAAGAGGGTATTGAAGAGGCTAGAACTCAACGTGTAAAAACTCTTCAAGCTGTCGGTTCTCAACAAGCCGCAATGGCTGCAAACGGATTTGATGCAACATCTGGAACAAACCTTGACATCATAGAAGATACATCCGCTCAAGGTGAACTGGATGCACTAACAAAACAATACAACAAAGAAACAGAAGCATTAGCTTATGAAACATCTGCGAATAATTATTCTAATCAAGCAAACCTTGATTCAATGGCTGGGCAAAATGCTTATAAATCTGGAATGCTAAATGCTGTTGGTACAGGCTTTAAAGGTCTTGGACAAATAGCAACTTCCGTATCTGACAAATGGTATAGTCCAAATTCTGTTGGGAATCTAAAATATTCTCATCCGAATACCAAAAAGCTTTCTGGTGGTATTAAAGGCGATAATATAACTTTCGCTTAATAAGGAAAATAAAATGTACACAAAAACAAAAATATTCAATCTTGCATTGGGTAATCTTGGAGTGTCTGCAATTATTCAAAATCCAGATGAAGAATCTCCACAATCAATATTGTTAGATACCTATTATGAAACTGCAAGAGATACCGTTTTAGAGGCTCACGAATGGAGTTTTGCTTGTGGATATAAAGAACTTTCAACATCCTTTGAAAGTTCTCCAGACGGGAATTTTCTATATTCATTTGCTTATCCGAATGATTGTGTTGCGCCTCGAGCAATTCTTGATAAGGCTGATAACAAAGAAAAAAGATTTGTTACTGCTATTGATTCAACCGGAGCAAAAGTTATTCTAACAAACACAAATCCTTGTGTTTTGAGATATACAAAAAGAGTAAATAATGAAGCATTTTTTACTCCTGCTTTCGTTAATGCTTTAGCTTTTTATCTTGCTTATCAGTCAGCACAAGTTATTACAGGTTCTGGAAATAAAAAGAATTCAAATTTGCAGGATTATCAATTGGCTATTAGACAAGCTATTGTCACTGATGCAAGAAAAATTGAAATTCATGATCAAGATGATACAGACTATACAGATTGCCGTTAGTCTGCTGGTTTTGAATTACACACAACGGGAAAGATTATGGGAACAAGAATTACACAATCATCATTTACACGTGGTGAGATTTCTCCACGTCTTGATGCTAGAACTCAACTTGAACAATATGCAATTGCATTAAAAACTGCCAAAAACGCAATCATTCATCAAGAGGGTGGTATTTCTAATCGTATGGGTTTGGAGTATTGCGGAATCGCAAAATATTCTGATAAACCTACACGATTGATGAAATTTGTATTTAACTCTGAACAAACATATATGTTAGAGTTTGGAGATAAATATATTAGATTTATCAAAGATGGTGGTTACATTATTGATGAAGATAATAATATTGTTGAAGTTGAAACACCATATAAAGCGGAAGATTTGCAGTATATCAAACGTTCACAAGCAGGTGATTTTTTAACTTTAACTCACCCTGATTATCCAGCAAAAAATTTAGTAAGAAATTCTCATTACAGTTGGACTTTAAAAGATATTGTTTTTGAGCCAACAATTCAACCTCCTACAAATGTAAAAGTTAGTTGGGCAGGTGCAACGGATAAAACAACAAGAACTTATCAATATCTTGTAACAGCAGTAAATGGTGATAACAACGAAGAAAGTAAACGTTCAGAAGTTGTATCTGTTCTTGCACACCGAGAAGCAAACTGGTTGACAACTGAATATATGACAATTACATGGTCTGCTGTTGAGGGTGCAACTGAATACAATGTCTATCGTAGTGTAAATGGTATATTTGGTTATATTGGTACTGCAGAGGGTACAACCTTTACAGATGATAATATTGAACCGGATTTGACTTCATCTGCTCCAATAACAAGAAATCCTTTTGCTGATAATAATAATCCGTCAAATTCTTGTTATTATCAGCAACGCAAAATGTATTCTAATTCAAATGAAAATCCACAAACTTTATGGACTTCTCAAACTGCAGCAATAAACAACTTCAATGTTTCTCGTCCACTAGTTGCAACTGATGCCGTAACTTTGAATATGGATGATAGAGAAGTTAACGAAATCAGACATCTTGTTCCTATGAAAGATTTGATTGTTTTGACATCAAATTCAGAATGGAAAGTAAACGGAACAGACGGAGTATTTCAAGCTAATCCAACTCCTGCAGCTGTAATTCAATCTTGTTATGGTTCTTCTCACGTAGAACCGATTGTATCAGGTTCTATGGTAATCTTTGTACAGTCCGGAGGTTCTGTTATAAGAGATTTGGGATATGATTATTTGTCCGAGGGTTATGACGGTGATGAATTATCATTATTCTCTAATCACTTGTTTGAAGGAAAAGAAGTTAAATATATTGCATATGCTAAAGAGCCTTACAGATTAGTTTATGTTGTATTCACTGATGGCACATGTGCTGTTATGACTTACAACAAAAAACAAAAACTTTGCGGTTGGACTCGTTGGGTAACAGATGGATTATTTGAATCTGTTGACGTTGTTCGTGAGGGTTTGGAAGACGTTGCATATTTTGTTATTAAAAGAAAAGTCAATGGAGAAGATGTAAAATTCATTGAAAGAACTCGTACAAGAGTTATTGAAGATGCTACAAAAGCTTTTCTTGTTGATTGTGGGTTATATGCAGAATTTGAAACTCCAGTAAATAAAATATTGGGTCTGGATCATTTAGAGGGCAGAACAGTTATTGCCAACGTCAACGGCGGTATTGTTACCGGTAAAGTTGTTAAAGATGGTGCTATTACTCTTGAAAAACCGGCAAAAACTATCGTAGTTGGTTTACCTTATGAGTTTGAAATTGAAACCCTAAATATTGAGGGTGAAAATACTCAAGGGCTAAAAAAACAAATAAATACTGTTAGTGTGAAGTGTTATAAATCAAGAGAAGATTTTTTGTTCTGTGGTGATAGTCAATCTTTCCGTCATAAACGGTGTATAGATTCAATAAACCATTCAGGACATTTATATTCGGAGGATTTAGATTCTCCAGTATTAAAAAGACCAGTTCCTAATGCAACAGTAAAAATTAAACAAGATTATCCATTACCGATAACAATATTATCAATATCTGCAACAGTTAATGTTTCTGACAATGAAAATGGATAGTAAATAACAGAAAAGAAGAGGAGAAAACAATGGCTGAAAATATTTCTCTTATCGGAAAATCTTTTAATGCAGTAGAATTTGATACTTTTGAAAAGAGATTTATTGATGTATAGAAAATCTAAAAATAGAAAAGATGTTCTATATATCTTGAATCATTTGCGCTCGGAAGATTTGGAAGAGGTCAAGGCGGTTCATGGTGAACACTGGAAATCAAAAGTATATAAAGACATTATGAAAACAAAATTTGATGTCTTGATGGGAATAAATGAAAAAGGTGATATTCCTGTCTGCATGGGCGGAGCTTGGCATCTTGAAAAAGATGAGCAAGGTGTTGGTGTTGTCTGGATGCTTTGTACTGATGATATTGTTAATCACAAAATCTGTCTACTTCGGGAGCTGAAAAAAGAGTTCAAAAAATATGATGAAAAATTTTGGTTTCTTTATAACTTTATTTATATCAAAAATGATTTTGCAAAGAATTGGTTAAAATGGATGGGATTCAAATTTGATAAACCACATCCAGAACAACTGAAAATAAATAAAAATTTCGAGTTCTTTTATCGAATCCGGAAAAGAAGAGGGTTAGAAATATGAGTAAAATTGTTGAATTTAAAACTCGAAGTGAACAACTTTCTGAATGGTTTGATGAAGTTGTAAGTAGAAACGGATTGCTCGAACAAAATGTAAAATCTGCACTGTTTCTTTGGGAGATAAAAACAAAAGATAATTTATCAACCTGTATGCACGCAAGATTTAATTGTGACATAGATAATTTTGAATGGTTCAAAAAATGTATGGAAGAGCAAAGTTTTAAAAATAAAGTTGCAAATTATCTAAAAGAGAATATAAACGAGTTTATCGAATATATAAATTAGGGAGAATAAAATGCCTACAATTCCTCAATATAATAGTAATGTTAGTCCAGATGGGAAAGCATTACCAGCAGTTCATTATAATATAACACCCGATATGACTGGTGAAGCTCAAGCAAAAGCTATGGGTAATTCCGCTGATGGATTACAACAAATCGCTCTTGCAGTAAATCAAATCAATGATTTGAGGGATAAAACAAAAGTTACACAATTTAATAACGATGTAGAGAAGTGGAAGCAGTCAACTTTATTAGATAAAGAAAACGGTTATTATACAAAACTTGGACAAGATGCATCAGGCAAGTCAGAAGAGATTATGAAAAATTATGATGATTTTGTTCAGAATTGGATTTCTAATAATAGAGTTTCTAAAAAATCTCTTAATGATATAAATTCGATTTCGACATCTAAAAGAACAAATATCTTGTCCGGTGTTACAAGCCATGATTTAGAACAAACTAATAAATGGGCAGAAACAGAGGGTAAACTAGGAGTAGAGAATGCAATTACAAGTGCCGTTTCCGAAAGAAATAATCCTGAAAATATTGAAAAACAAGTTGCAAATGTCGTGCAAATTTCACTTAATCAAGCTGGATTGCAAAAGCTTGATGCACAATCAACACAAGATTTAGTAAAAGCAAACAAATCAACTCTTTACACATCTGTCTTAGATGCAAAAATTCAAGAGGGTGATTTGTCAGCTAAAGATTTTTTCAATCAACACAAAGACGATATTGACCCGAAATATCATTCTAGATATATCGGAGCAATAAAAAATGAAGAGGATAAATATAAAGCTCGTGATATGGCAAAAAATATTATTGCCAGTGCGAAAAGCGAACGAGATGCAATTATAAAGGCAGAATCTATCAAGGATGTAAATATGTCTGACTCTGTTTTATCACGAGTAAAACAACATTATTCACAAGAGGAACATTTTAAAAATCAAGCTCAAGAACAAGCATTGAATAGTTTTTATACTAAAGCTGTTGAAGCTGCTAAAAATGAAACACCATTATCTTATGATGACATTCCTGATAGTTTAGACCCAGAGGTGAAATTGTCATTAATGAATTACGTAAACACCAAAGGTCAACCGGAAACAGATGACCAAATTTGGGAGAGTTTATATAATATGTCCGTAAATAATGCACAACAATTCGCAAAAGAAGATTTGAACAAATATCGAGGTTTTTTGTCTGATGGTGAGTTCAAACAATTCACTAAACGTCAAGAAGAAATTAAATCAGGTAGTTATTATACAAAAATTAAAGATGATGACAAGATGATAAATTCAGCTTTGAAATCTATTGGTTTAGGTTCAAATTCGGCTTTACCATTCAAAGGAGATAATAAAGATATTGCATATTCTGAAATTCGAGCAATGACAAGAGAATTTGAAGCACGCAAAGGGAGAAAAATTACAGATAATGAATTACAAAATATTATCAATTCCCTTGGGTACAAAGGTTCTGATGGTTCAAAATTATATAAACAAATGGAACAAGGAATGAGAGAAAAAACTGGATTTGTTCGAGATGTGATGAATGATTTTTCTTATTATCAATCAAGGCATAATGGAGAAATGCCACCTGATGCAGAAAAGTATAAAATTATTCAAAATAGATTACATCAAAAAGTGCAAGAGAAAAAAACTCAAGCTCAACAAACTGTAGGTAATTATTCTTATAATGCAACAACAATGAGAAATATTGCATACACTAAAGCAAAACCACATGAACAAAAAGTTTTGACCTATTTTGCTGATACACAAATTCCGACAATTTCAAAACAGTTAGGTTTTAAATTGACAGTCACTTCAAGATATAGAAATCAAGCAGGTTCACACCATGCAGAGGGGAGAGCTGCAGATGTTTCAATGTCTGAACTTTCTGTAAGAAACAGAATAAGAACTTATGAAAAATTGTTATCTCTTCCTAATGTTCAAGCAATTGGAACATCAGACCCAAATATTTTAGCTCATTTTGCTGGAAACAAAAAAATTGTTGATGAAAGAAAATACGATAGGCAACATGGTACAAACCACGTTAACCACGCTCATGTTACTTTAATCAATGCAAATCCTCCAACTCCACAAAAGATTGCAAACAAAAACGGCTACAATTTCTAAAAAAGGAAAATCAATGACAGTACATATTTCACAAGATGAAATGAATATATTAAACTTAAACGGAATTTCAGTTGAAGATGCAAAAGCAAATGTTGATTATTTGCGTGCAACAGGTTTAAATGATGATGAAATCCGTGATCAATTTTCTAACACAATAAACGAATTACGCCCACTAACAAAACAAAGTGCAAATGATACAGGTAATATCCAAACTTGGAAAGACAAAGGTCCTATTACTCCATTTGAAGAGGGGAAGAGAAAATCTGTAAAATTTGACGGCACATATTCTAATATTGATGAATATGCAAATTTAGGATTGTCTCCGGAACAAAAACAAAAAAGAATAGATGCACAAGAAAAAAGAGAACTTGCAGACAAAGAAGCCGAACAAAAAAAACTTGAACGAAACAAAAGAGTAAATAATGGTACGGCTTCATTTTGGGATAGAGCAGGTGCATTTATGGATAGGGTAACAGATAATCAAATGCAAGCTGCAATGGATTCCCCTGATGATTTGACTATTCAAATGTCAGGTATAAATAATCCTAGTAAAATTGATAAATCTCAAAAGATAGGTTTTCACGAATCACTTGCCAATAGTTATGCATCTGGTGCGTGGATTCCGTTTGCAGGTGGTTGGATTACAGGTTCAGAAGATAAAAAGCAAAGAGATATTATAGAAAGAATCAGAAATGGCGAAGCAATAAGACCTGATGAATTAAATTATATTAATCATAAAATCCAGCAAAAACAAGAAGAAAATGTTAGAGGTTATTCTCTTGGTGGTAATATTGCAAAAGATTTTCTACCCTCACTTATCAGATTTGGTACTGAAATGGGTGTAGGCGGTTGGGCTTTAAAAGGTCTAGGATTAGGTGTAAAAGCTACAGAGGGCGCAAGTCTAGGACAAAAAGCACTAACCGGTTTAGGAGATATGCTTCAAACTGGTATTGCCAATACGGTGCTACCAACAGGTTGGGATAATATCAATGAAACTTATCAAAGCAGAATGTTAGATAATACTTTCAAATTGACTGATAAAGGAGAAAGTATTTTTCAAGAATCAGAAGAAAAACCGGCAATAGCACTTTATAAATCAATCGGACAAACATTTATTATGTTTGCATCAGAAGCTTCTGGAGGATTGTTGAAACTTCCGATTCAAGGAGCAGGTGCAGCTGCAAGTAAATATATCGGTTCTCCGATTGCTAAATATTTGACATCTAATAAACAACTGGTTAATTTATATAAAAAATCTGTTCCGGCATTTTCTAAGTTATATGAAAAAATCAATAAGTTACCTATTAAGGGTGAAAATGTTGACTGGTTAAAATCTAAAGTTAGATATGACGGATTTCTTGAAGAACTTGGAGAAGAGGTTGTCGAAGATGTATTAAACTTGACAATCGGAACTGACAATCAAGAAAGAAGTCTTGAAAATTATGCAAAAACTATTTTCAAATCACCTGATGAGTGGGCGGTGCTTGCAGGTGCAATTGCATTGCAAGGTGGAACTTTGTCTGCGGCATCTCATATTCTTGGTAATCACATGGAAAGAAACGGTGCAACAGATGATGAAATTGTTGAAACTTTAAACAATTTATCTGAAAACGATAAAGAAAAAGCCGTTGAAAATTTAATCCAAAATGGCGAAATCAATATCGATTCAACTACAGAAGAACGAATAGAAAATAATATCAATAACTTAACTGCAAGTTTATTAGATACTGGTAAATATTCAAATCGTGAGCAAGCTGAAAAGATTGCAAGGCTCGGTGTTAATATGCTTGGTTCGATTGCTGATAAAACGGGTATTGATATTGAAGATTTAATCAATGAAGATATGCCAAATATTGAACAAGATAATGAAGAAACTTATGTTGACGATAACGGGATTATTCATTCAGGAGTAAGCTATAACGAACAAGAACAGACACTAAATGACAGATATAATAATTTGGTTGATGAGTTGAATAATCTTCCAGATGATTATTCAGATGAAGAACATCTAAATAAAATGATAACAGAAGCTGATTTGTTAGAAAAAATTCAATCAGGAGAAAAGTTATCTATTGATGCTACAGAAGCTGTAAATGATTTGATTGAAGAATATGAAGCAAATGGGAATGCGAATTTTGCGAATCAATTACGTGAAAAGTTAGATAATATTAATGTTGATTTTGGAAATACTGCTGTAACTCAAAGAGCCGTTAATAATGATAATCCAGTTGTTGTGCAACGTGGAAAAAATGAAACTCAACATTTCCAACGTGCAACAACCGCAGGAGCAACAACTAAAGATGAAAAACTAAATGCTATCAAAGAATGGAAAGAAAAAGGAACTGATAGTAAATATTTCAAAAAATGGTTTAAAAAATCTGTAGTAGTTGATTTATTTAAAAGACCACTAATAGTTTTCCATGGTACACCTCAAGAAAATGTGAATTTGCAAGAGTTTAAAGGTGATAAGCATTATTTTGCAAAAACGAAGTTTTATGCAGAGCCTTTTGCAGATGATTATGGTAATAATAGTGGGTTTGAAGGAAAGGTCTTTGCTGTATATTTATCTATTCAAAAACCTTTTGATTTAACAAGATTTAAAACTAAAAATATAAAAAATTCTGAATTTATTGATTTGATGAAAAAACATGGAATCCAATTAACTGAAAAAACTCTTCAAAATATTAATAAATTAGGAAATGAAGAAACAACACCTATTTTTAGATTTACAAGATTACTTAATAAAGAAGATATTACGCAAATAAAATCAAAAGGGTATGATGGTATAATTCAAGAAGAATTTAATGGCGATGGAAGATTAAAATGGAATAGAAGAACAGATAAAGCATTTATCGTTTTTGATTCTGAACAAATTAAATCTGTAAATAATCAAGGAACGTTTGATGAAAGCAATCCTAATATTTATTTCCAACGTACAAATAGAGATAATATAAATTCTAACATTGAAGAGAATTTTAATGATACCACAGAAAATATTACTTCTTATATTAAAGACGATATTCAAAATATTCTTGATGAAAATAATGTTGATGAATCAGAATTTAAACTTGAGGATATTAAAATTTATGGTTCATATTCTACAAGTACAAATAAAAAAGGTTCTGACCTTGATTTTCTTGTTCAATATTCTGGAACAATGAAAGAAGATGTTGCTTTCAATATGTTTGCGGATAATAATTTGTCTATTACTGATAAAAATGGGAATGATGTAAAAGTTGACTTAAATCCTATAAATTCTTCATTATCTGGAACGATTGATGAGCATTTAAATTATTATGACAATTTAGATCCTGCCACAAAAACATATTTTCAACGTGCAACAAATAATAATAACAATGTTGTTGATTTGACAAATGATTTTGAAAAGGCTCCGTCTATTGATGAAGTAAAAGCATACATCAATGAAATTGTTGAAAATGGAACAAAGTTTGCAACATTATCTCCGAATTGGTTTGTGGATATTAAAGGTGGTGCAAAGAAAAAAGCACACATTATAAAATCAAGTGATTTTTCAAAAATGAATAAATCTCAAAAAAACAGGCATAATAAATATATTATGTCTTTAGAAAAGTTGCTTGCAAATGCAGAATATGCAGGAGAAAAAGAAAATACAAAAAAAGACAAAAAGCCTAATGTTGAAAAATATCACTATTTTAAAACTGATGTAAAAATAGGAAATAAAATATATCAGTTAATTTTTGATACAGAGGAATATAAAAATAGTCCTCAGATTGCCCAACACAATAACCGTGTCTTAAATCCACAATCTGAGGACAATAATATTATAAACGATAACGTTAAAAAATTCAATGGTGATACTGAAAATAGTAAATCCTCATTGAGTGCCAACGTTTTAAGGTCGGTTAAAAATCTCAATGAGGATACTAACAGTATAAACGATAACGCAGAAAATATCAACCCTAAAACTGTACATCTTTATAACATCAAGGAAATTAAAAATCCTAAGATGTATTTTCAATCTGCTTATCATGGCTCACCTCATAAGTTTGATGAATTTTCACTTGATGCTATTGGCACAGGTGAAGGCAATCAAGCTCATGGTTGGGGATTGTATTTTGCTGGTAATAAAAATGTTTCAGAGGAATATCGTGAAAAATTAACACGCAATCAATATGAAAGTGTTTCGTATGATAATAAAGAAATCACAAATAAAACATATATTTATTATTTGAGAAAGATTTATGATGCTCCTTTTGAAGGTAAAAAATATGTTATTGAAGAATTTGAAAAAGCTATAAAGGATAAAGAAGAAAGAATAAAAAATTATTCAGATAAAGATAGCTCGTTAGATGATAATCCTGTTTTTACAAAATCCGATAAAGAAGCTCTACATGAACAATATCAAGGTGCTATTAAAAATCTCAAAGAGGAAATAGACTATTGTAGAGAACAAATTGAATTTTACAACAATATTGATATAGATAAAATTTCTATAAAATATAAAATTGGACAGCTTTTTGAGGTTGATATTCCTGAAAGTGATGTTTTGCTTGATGAAAATAAATCATTTTCAGAACAACCTAAAAAGGTTCAAGAAAGTTTGAAAAAATTGTGGGAAGAAAAATTAGGCAGAAAAGTTTATACTAATAAAAAATCTATACTTGCAGAATTTAAAGAAAAGTACGATAGTGAAACTTATAATGTTGTAGAGAAACTTTTAAATAAAGGTCTTGAAAATCTATCAAAGAGCGAGAGAAATGCAATACCTAATTCTGATTTATCTTTTGATGATTTGCATAAATTAGATTTCTTTAATTTGAATGGTAAGGATATTTATTACAATATTAGAAATAATGTATTTGAGTATAATGATAAGTTTGATAAAGATACTTCATTGTTACTCAATAAATATGGCATCAAAGGTATAACTTATGACGGCAGACAAGACGGCAGATGTTATGTTGTATTTGATGACAAGGCTGTTCAAGTTTTGAAAAAATATTATCAAAAACAACGCAAGATGTTTATTGATAATGACAGAGCCGAAGAAATTTCTAACAGACTGGTTCAAGTTAAAGGGTCATTCATTCCTGCTGAAAACTTAGTGAAATTATTCAAAGATGCTGATGAATCAACTATTGTTCATGAGTTCGCTCACTGGTGGTTAGAAAAACTGGTTAAACATTCTGAAGGGAACGAAGAACTGCAAGAAGATTTGAAAGAAATCAGAAAGTTTGTAAAAAATAATGGTGAGGAATTTACCGACGAACAACACGAAAGATTTGCACGTGGATTTGAAGCCTATATGCGTACAGGGTCAGCAAAAACAAACAGACTAAAAAAACTGTTTGAAGATTTTAAAAATGCTTTGTTATCTTTATATGACAGTATCAAAAGTCTTGGATTTGAAGAATCTGAAATTCCTGAAATTAACAATCTGTTTGACAGGTTATTAACAACTGAAAATCAAAGAATACAAGCGGCGGTATTTGACCGTTGTAATACAATTCAATCTCAAATTGAAGAAATTAGAACTAATCAAGAAAAGGAATTATCTGAAATTGATGAGATTGAAAAGAATAACCTTGAACGTAATTTGCAAGATACACGCAAAAAGCAACAAGTTGAAGAATATCTGAATCTTGCAGATAAAGCCTCAAGCCGTGTTCCAAAATCTGTAAAAGATTATTCAAAAAGATGTAGGCAAGCGTGCTATGAAATTTTATCCGCAGCATTAAATCACAAATACTCAATCAAATATTTACAAATGACACTTGCTCAAAACAATGTGAAAGCAGAAAATCTAAGACAGGAATTGTCTGAGGTTGATGATGATATTACTGCATTAGGTGGTATGCAAGCAAACTGGTATGAGTTCTTTGGTGATACCGGAGTTAATTACAATACAGATGAAACTGACGGAGATGCTAAACTTGTTGAACAGGCTCTTGATAGAATTGACAGCAACAATTTCACTCCGCCTGAATCTTATCCAGGGGAAGAAATCATCGGCAAATTTATGGGAGCATTTGATTATCTTTCTGGGAAAGTATTATCTTTGAGAGGGGCAAATAAAGATGCTGCATTTGAGGCATTATCTGAATTGTTCAGTGGTAGAAAATTCGGGAACTTAATTGAATTAAACAGATTACCGCAAGATGTAATGAATGAAATTTCTGTTAGAATGGACGAAATTTCAAAGACTTATATTGAACAAAAAACAAATGAGAAAAACAAATATGCAATTCCAAATGTTTCATTAAGTACACAATTGAGAACTTATGTATCTCACAAATTGCACGATACAAAATCTTATGACCCTATTGAGAAAAGATATATCAGATTATCTTCTGTTAATAAATTATTTTCACTAATTCCGCTCGTTAATAATTCCTTAACGGCAAAAGAAGTTGTTAGAACAATCAATGCTCATGCAATTAAACAATTAGAAAACAGACAGAAATATATCTTGCACAAGGAAATTCAAAAGCAAGTTAAAATCAATTCTAAGCTAATAAAAGTTGGAGCATTGAAACAAGGAAAATTTGACTGGAAAACCAATACTGTCTTTTCTGAACTTCAACAGATGAACAGACTTAAAAAAGAGGATGCAAGAGCGGAATATTTACGTTTGATTGATGCTGATTCTGCTGTTATTGGTGAGGAACGTGATAACATCAATCAAGATGCTACAAATGATATTAAAGCTCCGACAGATTTTCAAGGAATATTGAAAGTTAAGTTTTTGGAATACAAAAGTAATGACCCTAAGAATTTGAACTTGTCTGCAACTCGTTCATTGCTAGAAGATATTCTTCAATTGAAGTTCGAGGGCAGACGTGCAAAAAATGAACAAGATTTGAAAAAAGCACTTACCAGATATGATTATAAAAATAATCTTATCGAAATTATGGACAAACACCGTAATAACAAAATTGCTAAATATCTTGCACGTTGGACGGCAGGTGATACAATCTGGACATCAGAGGGAACACTTGCCAACTGGGAATCACTTTTGACAGGAATATTTGATAAGGCTACTGCTGAAAAATATTCTCTATTAAAATCGGAATCAGATGTGGAAGTTTATGCACACAAAAAAGCATTAGGTTTTTATAAAAAAGCTATGGATATTTATCACTTAAACAGAAGTACAGAGGGTTTAGGAAATAAAATCCGAAATGTTTGGGATAGAGCATTAGACTTTGATAATATTCAACCTTTGGTTGATTTGTTCAGAAAATACGATGAAACAAATTATCCGTTCAAACAAGTAACTTGGAACAAAGATACAGGGGAATTTGTTGAAACAACTATTGAATTAAATCATTCTCAATTGATTACTCTTTACGCTTGGTCTTTAAACCCAGAATTGAAAAAACGTATAATTACTCAATTTGTGGGTGAAGATGTTCCAAAAGGGGCAGAAAAGTTAGATGAATTGATGTTTTCAAAATTATCTGAACAAGATAAATTGTTTGCTTGGGCAATGGTTGATACTTGCGACACAATGTATGAAGATACAAATGAAGTCTTTATTAGAACTACTGGTTTATCATTGCCTAAAGTAGATAATTATATTCCATCCAAAACAGAGCGTATCGGTTCTGATTTGGATATGATGCACGAAACAATGTTACGTTCTACAAATCCATCTTTTATCAAACAACGTAAAAATTGTAGTCGTATAAAAATGGATCCATTATCTCCGCTTGAAATTATTTTGCCACATATCAACAAAACCGCAAGATATGTTGTAATGTCAGAAAAGGTTAATTTCTATAACAGAATTTTTCAATCTCCTGATATTAAAGCAAAGATGGTTGAGATTTACGGTAAAAAATCCGGAGAAAAAATTCATAGAATATTATTGAATCAACTAGCAACATCTACCTATGATAACTATGCAAAAAGTATTACCGTTGGGAAAAACTTGATTGATAATGTTGCAAGTAATTATATTACTTCAAAAATCGGCGGCAACTTGAAGGTTATGTTTTCACAGTTGACGTCAATGGTGAACTATTGCGAAAATATGCCGTTTGGAACGTGGAGTAAAGGTTTTGCAAATGCTTTAGCTCATCCTAAAAAGACGGTTGATTTCATGTTCAAAAATTGCGAATATTTGCAAGCACGACTTGCAGGAAATTCACAAAACGAAATTATTTCAATGTTGACAAATGAATCAGACAAATTCAGAGCTTTGAGAAACTTTTGTACATCTAATACAAAGTACGGTGATATTATCGCAATTATGTTTGGCGGTAAGCCGTATGTCGATTATTTGATGTCGCAAGGAATGTCGCAAGATGAAGCTTTTGCAAAATTCACCGAAGATACATTGCGTTCGCAACAATCAGGACATAGCTCCGCAACTTCCGCATGGCAAAAACAAGCTGCGCAACACGCAATAACAAGAATGTTCTTTGCTTTCAACAATACAAACTTTCAGTATGAAAGAAAGTTTGTTGATGCTATGGCAAACTTAGCTAAAGGTGATATTTCAAAAGAAGAATTTATGAAATCATTTTTGGTTTATAAAGTTTTCAATCCGATATTATTTACATCTTTCTTATCTGATTTGTCATTATTGATGTTATTCCAAAATATGTTTGGTGGTGGAGATGATGACCCGTTAAGTGCTTTTGGTGCGGATATTATAAGTTCTATTCTATTATCAAACTGGAAAGCCTATGGAGTTTTAGGAAATCTTGCAAATTCGATTGTTTCTTTGATTTCTGCAAAAGCTACAGGTGGAATGTATTTTGAAGATAAACTACCTTTGATTTCAGATTTTGAAACATCAATAAATAAATTGATGAGAGGGAATAAACTTGAACTTGGTGACTATATTGAGATGATTGCAGGTGCAGGAGATTATGGAACAGGTATTGCAGCATCAAGATTATACAATGCAGTTGGTGGAGTTGGAGATTTAATGCAAGGGAATATTGGAACTGGTTTATTAAGAATTGGTGGTTACGGTAAATACAAAGCGAATATGGCTGCAACCGGACAACCTCCAGAAAAAGATAAATAAGAAAAGGAGTAATTTATGACTGTATCACAGCAAACCCCCGTATCAAATTGGTGGGGGAATAATTCCGCTACGGAATTTCCTTTCAATTTTTATATTGAAAAAGAATCAGAATTGCTAGTTGAACACACGGACCTTAATGGGGTTAAATCAACTTTGGAAAATGGAGTTGATTATTCAATTCATGAGGTGGGAAATAAAGAGGGTAGTTATATAACATTCCCTCTTGCAGGTTCAAGATACAAAACTCTTGCTTGGGATACAAGCACAGATAAAAAAGAACTATTGACACTTGCCCTAACATTACCGATTGAACAAATTGCAGAGTATGAGGATAGTGGAGATTTGTCAAAGAAAAATCTTGAATTAAGTTTTGATTATGCGATTAGACTTATTCAAATTTTAAACAGAACTATTTCAAGAGCTGTAAAGGTTAATGAGGGTGATGAGACAACTCCTGATCAATTGATTAAAAGCTTAAATGAATCAAAACGTATTGCAGTTGATGCGGCAAGTACAGCAACCTCACAAGCTGAAAATGCTCAAAACAGTGCAAATATTGCAAGTGAAAAAGCTGACATTGCGACTGTTAAAGCAGCAGAAGTAACTGAAACTTATAACAATGCAATGGCTGATATTCAAAAAGATTGGCAAGATGCGATTGATGAAATTGAGGAAAAACAAACTACAGCAGAAACCTCAATAATCAATTTACAGTCAACAGCGGAAAACACAATTTCAAACGGAATTGCAGATATCAAGTCTAACAAAGAACAGTCAATGTCTGCGATTGATGAAAATAGAATTTCTTCGATTGAAGAAATATCGAATACTAAAACTACTGCTATTTCAGATGTTTCAACTGCGGGAGCTGAACAAGTTTCTAATATTAAAAAAACTGGGTTCTACATGCAAGATGATAAACTTTATTATATCAATGTAAATGGAGAAACTAAAGAATTTATTTTTGGCGGAGGGAGAGAGCTACTAGAAATTTATATTGACCCATTCTGTGATGAATCCGAAAACAAAGGTAGAATTGCAAATGGTCAAATTATTGCGCAAAATCAATTCCCGGAAGCAACAAAAAAACTTAAAAAACGTGTTGGTTGGGATAGCGAAAATAAAAAAGCAACATTAAATACTAGCCTTGTTTGTACCGAAGAAGAATGGCTAGCTATAAAAACAGCTAGTAAACTAGGACAATGTGGTAAATTTGTTATAGACGATGAAGCTGGTACAATACGTTTACCAGCAATTATAAACATCAATGGTTTAACCGACTTATCTAAAGCTGGGCTGATTAAAGATGAAAGTTTGCCGAATGCAATATATTATTCAGACGCTGGTTGGGATAATAATTCGGATGCTGCTTCTAAGTCTTTAGTTGCTTCAAAAGACGGCGGTTATGAAATTAACAATACAGGTAAAGGCTTATTGCTTGGAACGAACCAAAGTACAAGTCCCGCATTTTCTTACAGTTACGGGAAACTATCTTCAAATAATTCTACCTACCAAGACAATGCCCCAGTACAACAAGAAGCAGTGCAATACCCTTATGTAATCTGCGTTAATACAGGAGTTGAAGAAGCTGAAAGACCTATTAACAATTATCAGGTAAACAACACTAATTCATACGGTGACAATAAATATGTTGGTAATACAATCTTGAATAATCTTTCATGGCTACGTTCAGTTGGTCAAGAAAATCCTGCTGGTGTTCACCAAGACTTTTTTAATTGGGCTATTGCAAATATTGGTCAACCGTTTGGAGCTGGTTTAATTAAAGAAAGCACAGCAACTGATATCACAGAATATGACCTTGTAATTAATAAAAGTAAACAAACATTTATACTTCCTACGTTAAATGGGGAAGAAAATATAATAAGCGCTAAATATAGTGCTATGAATATAAATGGTAGTCCATATAATTTTACAGCCCCTGCAAATGGTTGGTTATACATGTCAGGCACCGCTGTAAGTAGTAATAATGAGTATATCACTGTTTATATAGATAAAGCTAAAACCACACCTATTATAGGTAGAAATCCTTTAACTGGTGCAAGTATAACTTATTTAGTACCTGTGTTTAAAGGACAAGAAGTAATTATCGAGTACACGGCAAGTAATATCTCAAGATGTAAATTCATCTATGCTAAAGGTAATGGCAACTTGTATTACTACATAGGTGATACACTCCAAAATGCGGATTTAATAAATATTGCAAGAATGCAAGAGCAAATTACAGATATAAACGCACAATCACGTGGATATTTGGTTGAAAGTTACACTAATGGCACAAGTGGCTATCGTTTATATTCTGACGGATATTGCGAACAATGGGGATATTCTGACCAAGATGAAAACATCTTGAGAACAATAACCTTCTTAAAGCCATATAAAGATACTGACTATGTAGTTACGTTTGGAGCTTCCAATATTAACGACCCACAAAACCAAAATTCGCGAATAGCCAAAATACAGTCAATTACTACTACGAATATGGTTGTAGTTGGAGTTTATGATAACAATATATTAAATGACTTCCATTTTTATTGGCGGACATGTGGATATATAGCATAAGGAGATAATAAAAGTTATGGAAATAAAAGCAGAATTAAAACAACCCTACACAGAAGATGAACGTATTGAGTTTATTGTTGAACAAAATCATAAGTTAGGCTATACAATTGAAGAACAAGAAGACAAACTAGTTGCACTAGGTTATACAGACGAAGAAAAAGCAAAAGCGGAACGCGAAAGACTTGACAATCTATCTATGACACGTGGAGATGTGTTTGAGGCACTTATTCTTGCAAAGAGATTAAGCAAAGCACAAATCCGAGCAATGATTGAACAAGCAAGTCTTGATGATATTACGAAAGCTTTATACTTAAACCGTTTTGATGAAGCTTTGGAATTCTACAGAGGTTATCCAATCTTTGATATGTTAGGGCAAGCACTAAATATTACAAGTGAAATGCTTGATAAATTCTTTGATACAAAAGATTATCACTACTTAACAACATGTAAGTTAACAATCAATGTTGTTCCGGAAGAATCAACCGTCACAATCAACGACATTGAACAAAAAGAAGTTACTATTCCTTACAGTTCACAAGTAACTTATAAAATCGACTGTGAGGGCTACAAATCAGTAGAAGAGGTTTTAACACTTACAGAAGATAAAACGTTGGAAATCACATTGGAGAAAATTGAAGATGATAATACCACCGCAACAACCGACAATGCCGATACCGTTCAAGATGAATTACAATCAGAAACTGATTAAAGATACAGCACATTCATTCAGAAAAATTGATAATATTCAGTTGAACAACGGTGACAAAGTGTTTATTCAAACTCAATATCTTTGTGATGAGAAATTTACAAAACTATTGAGCTTACGAGATAAACTCGGCAATTGGGTTAAATCAATTTTAAGATACTACAGTAACGGCAAGGTTTACAAAGAATATAAAAGTTACAACCGCCTTGTCTAAAATGGCAGGGTTCAAATTTGTGGAGGACTTTTATGTCCTTCACAGTTTGCGAAGAAATGAAAGGATAAAAATATGAAAAAAGTATTATTAGCAGGCTTATTATTAAACGTTTTAGTTGGTTTAGGTATGAATGCTTATGCCGAAGATTTAACAAGCCTTAACGAAGCTCCTACGCAGGTAATCGAAATTGAAAGCTCCGGAGCTGTTGCAATTTTGCAAAAACAACCAACTACAGAAAATCAAAAACAAGTAATCAAGGTTAAGAAAGCAGGTGGCTTTCTTCTTATCCAAATTAACGGAAAGGTTAAAGATTCTGATATTAGCCTACAAAATAGAAAATAGGCAAGGGATAGTTTTTTACTTGAATTGGAGATTTTGAGAATATGCAGGAAATTTTTTATAAAGAATTTTTTAAAACAATGACACGAGAACAAATCCGAAAATGGATTAATACTTACAGAAAAAGACTTATCGGAAGTGCAATATTTACAAAAGGTCAAAACATTACTGCAAATGTTGTAGCATGGGCGGAGGGTTGGCGGTGTCCTAATAAAACCGCTTTCAGACCCTCTCATACCGGTTCAATTATTGAAAAAGACGGAGAAATCTTAATCTTTGATATGAAACCGCCACGTGCGAGTGTACAAAGTCTTGAAAAATATCTTTGGCTTACAGAAGAAAATTTCTTAATTGTTTTAAGAGATTTTCCTATTGATGAAAAAATGTTCTCCGCAAATCTGTTAAGTGAAGTCGGCAGGGGTTATCCGTATATGTCTGCAATCCGTAGTGTGTTCTCCAAACGTGAAACAAAATGGAATTGCCATTGTTCTGAAATGCATTTGAGAGAATTACAAAAGCAAGGGTTATTTTCAAACATTAACGGCGAAATTACTCCAGATGAATTGTTGCATGTATTTATTGGTGATAGGTGGTATTAATGAATTATGATTTATTGATTGCTGGAGCAGCATTGTTTGTGACAATTATTGTCAACATTGTTTTGATTGCTTTTTTCTCCGGAACACTTAAAGCGAATCAGACTCATCAAAAAGAAATGCTAGAATTTCTTAGATTAGAATTTAAAGAACATTTTGACAGATTAGAATCTAAGCAAGATAAACATAACAACTTAATTGAAAGAATGGTTGTTGTTGAACAATCTTGCAAATCAGCTCATCATAGGATAGATGACTTCGAGGGGGTTCATCATGAATAGAATTGTTATTCATTGGACGGCTGGAGGACATCAGCCAAATAGTGAAGATTATCAACATTATCATTTTATTGTGAATAAAGATGGTTTAGTATTCGAGGGAAAATATAAACCAGAAGATAATCTTAATTGTACAGACGGGAAATATGCAGCACATACAGGTGGTGGGAATACCGGTTCAATTGGTGTTTCTATGTGTGGAATGTTAGGCTTTAAAAATCGAAATAATATTGGAAATTATCCATTAACCAAAAAACAGGTTGAATCTTGTTTTTCGTATATTGCAAAACTTTGCAAAAAATATAAAATACAAATAACACCGAATACTGTCTTTACTCATTATGAATTCGGTAAACGGAATCCTAATACAACAAGCAAAGGCAAGATTGATATAATTTATCTTCCTCCATATCCGAACGTACCTGCAAATCAAATAGGAGATTTTATTAGGCAAAAGGTTAAATGGTATATGAGTAAAATTTAAAAACTTCTTCTTAATTTTCAGCTATTCATTTCAAGTCTATCGAAATTCGATAGGCTTTTTCTTTGTGAATTTTTTTTAATAAATAATCATAGAAAATGCAAACTTTCTTGAATGAATTTTTTGTGTAATATTTGTGGAGTTGTTTATTTTATTCAACGAAAAATCAATAGTTTCAAGGATATATAAAAATCTTTAAATTTTATTCAAAATGATTGTTATTATAAGGATTAAGGGGTGTATTTTGTGGATTAAGAGTCAACTGCTCTACCAACTGAGCTATAGGCCCATATTCAGTTTTCGAACTTTTTATAAAATTCCATTGTGTAATATTTGTGGAGTTATTTATTTGAATAAAATTTACTTTTGATATTACAACATGAATAAAATATCAAAAATTATTTAAGATGTCAATTGCATTCAGCATATTTTCTGGAGTAGGATGCATATATCTTTGGGTTGTTGTGATTTGACTATGTGCAAGAAATTCCTTTACTGTCATTAAATCAGCTCCGTTTGCAACAAGCCTTGTTCCAACAGTATGCCGTAAGTCATGAAATCTAAAGTTCTCTATTCCTGCTCGTTCTAATGCTCGTTTGAATCCAGTTTTAATTGTGGTGTAAGGTTTATTTGTATCTGGATTTATGAATACATACCCCTCTTTTTTAATTCCTATTTTTTTTAATTCTTTTTTGAATTTCGGTGCAATTGGTAATCTGATTTGTTTATGCCCTTTATTTTCTTGTTTTAAAATTTCAATGAAATTTTGCTTAATGTCGATAGCTTCCCATCTCAAATTCAAAATATTAGATAGCCTTAGTCCTGTAGTCAATGCACATATTACAATTGGTTTCAAGTGCTCAGATAATTCGTCCATTAGTCTTTTTTCTTCTTCTGGGGTTAAGTATCTGATTTTTTCATTATCCTCTTTTAATTTTTGTACAAGTTTACAAGGGTTTATCATATTCAATTTTTTCTCTGTGATAACTAAATTGAATGCCTTTGATAATGTCGCATAATATCTATTGAATGTAGAATTACTTTTATCATTCTTTTTTGTTAGATATATTTTTAGTTCTTCTATTTTAGCTGGGGTTATTTCTGTTATCTTTGTTTTTTCGCCAAAATATTCTTTAAAAAAATCTATCCTTGATTCATTTACTTTTATTGTTTTCTCTTTATTATTTGCTTTTGAGTATTCAAGAAAGAGTTCAAACATTTCTGTTATTGTTATCAAGGATTCAGATGTTTTCTTTCCTCGATGGATTAAAGATAGCTCTTCTTTTATCTCGGCTTCATATTCCAATGCAGAAGAACGGTCATTGCATCCACGGCAAGCTCCATGTTTGCGAATACCAAATATCATAAACTCGTAGTACCATCTATTATTTATTTTCTTTACAGCCATTCCAATAACAAAATTACACAAAAATTACACAAAAACAAATATTTTGTGTAATTTTATTTAATATTTATTCATGTCCTTAATTATCCGATTTCACCATTCAAATATTTTTCAAGAACGTTTTTTCTGATTCTGACCGTTGCTCCAATCTTCACAACTAATCCTTTGGGTAATTTGCCCCTTTTAATCCACGTGAAAAATGTTTGGGTCTTTACCTTAAAATATGGTAGTGTTTCTTCGATAGTTAGAAGTTCCATCATCTTTATTTATGCCTTTCTTTATATCTGTTGATTTTTTTCTGAAATTATTTCTTCAATAAGTGTTTTGAGGTTGTTTAGTTCTGTTAAAGTTAATTTTTTAAAAATTTCTTTGTGTCGTAGTTTGGATATTTTTAATATCCAATTAGTAGCAATTTGATTTCTTAGGTCGTTAAGTTCTTGAAAGATTATTTCATCACCTTTGCGGATGGTTCTGTATTGGTATGATATGGAAAAGTTATTTTTCATAAATGCTATCCATCCTTTCAAGTTTCAGAGCTAGATTTTTTAGTTTATCTTTTGCTATTAAAAAATAATCTTTCATAATATCATCTTCATTTTTCAAATAGTTATTTAATTGTTTAAAATATTCTGCAAAAACTTTTTTTAACAAGGAATGTTCTTCATTTGAAAGCAAACTTGAGTTATTGGAATTGTTTTCCAAATATTCATCATGTGGGAGATATGGACAAATTGAGTTTGTTGTAGTTACTAATCTATTTTTATTTTCTCCATATTCAGTATGAATATCTGTGAGTAATCTTAAAAAAGGGTGGAGGTTACTATAACCATATATATCTACATCAATTGCAATAATATCATTTCCGCAATTGCTTATTTTTGAAGTTAATGCATTTAGCCATTTGATTTGTTCTGCTGTTGTTAAGTCTGATAGTTTATAAGTTATTCTTGACATTTTTTGATCCTTATTAATTTTGTTAAGTCTGATAGTTTATAAGTTATTCTTGACATTTTTTGATCCTTATTAATTTTGTTAAGTAAACTTTCTATACGATAAAGACATTCCGTTTCACGTATATTCAAATATTTTCCAAACTGCATTTTTCTATATTCAGCTACAGCTTCTATAAGATTTTTTAAATGTATTTGTTTACTTCGGGGGTCAATCAATGAGGAACGTTCTTTTAATGCTAGAATTTGAAATTTAATTGAACTTGATAGGATTGCGTAATATTCTAAAGAATTTCGCCCTATACATCTACTTGTTGAAGGTTCAAGAATAATATCTTCAATTTCGCAAAAATATTTTTTTAGTTCTGCATTTTCGTGCTGAAGATTAAAGATATAACTTTTTAAATTCTTATTAGGACAATTTATCATTATTTCTTTAGTCATTTTCACCTCTTTCTAGTAATTCTGGATTTTCGTAGATATTGCCGATAACTTCATAACAAGTATTTTTAGTTTCATCAAAACCAAAATCATTTAACCCTTGATTTACTCCTTCTGAAATGCCTTGTTTCTTTGGATTTACACAATGATATACATATTGCCATTGTGAATATATCCATTCCACAATTCCAATATAATTTAAAATACTTTCGCCTTTAATCTCGCCTTCAGTAGAATTAAGGTCTTGTTTCATATCTTCTTTATTTTTGTAGTCATAAAATGGATATTGATTAGGAATGACAATAATATCACCCTCATAAATCAATTTGCCGTTTTTATCTTTTAAGCCTGTGCATTGAACAATTGGAACCTCTCCAATAAAAGCTGCACGTTTTTTGTTATTGTCGTTATCCCATTCAACACTATTATTTTCATAGTTTAGAAAAATAACGTCATGCATCTTTTTATCATCATTATCAAAAACTCTATATCTAAATCTATCTTGCATTAGTTCTTCTCCTATACAGTTTCAGTTCCGTAAACTCCACGTTTGACACGTTCAGTAGCTCTTTTGTTCAGCCACATAAGAGCATTATTGATATTGTTAATTGCAATCGAATTTTCTTGGCAAGCATATTTACTTGTGTTGAATCTTTCAAGGCAATCTTTAGCAATAACCAAAAGATGTTCTGTGAAAATTCCGTTATGTCCAAATTCCGCAAAGTTGCCATTTTGCAATTTGATTTTTCCTAAAAATTCTGTCGTTTTTGAATCAGGTTCATAATTTATAATAAATTCGTGGTATGAATTATTATTTGGACTAGGTTCATCTACTGCATAAATAGCGGTACAACCTTTGCTTTCTCCGTAAATAAATTTCTTTTCTTTTTGATTTTGTTCATTGTTATTAATTGTGTTATTCTCCTCGGTATTGTTGATGATGTTCAAAATATCACAAGCGGTATTGTCATATTTTAAATTTTGTTCTTCGCAATATTTTTCAATCTCATCAAGTGTTTGTTTATATTTTGAGTTTTCATCATTTAAGTTTTTAAAAACTATGGCTCTTATTTTGTCAGACAATTTCCCATTGTTCCCAAAGGCTATTTCTCTTTTTAATTCTTCGCACTCTTGTTCTTTTTGTTCTGTCATTATTCACCGTCCTTTATTAGTTCAAATTCAATATCGAATACATCATTATCAATTTTTAAATCTGTATTTTTACCATCTACAATTGAAATACTTTTAATTTTGGCTTTTAATCTTTTTGAAGAATCTTCTTTTGGTGCATATCCACAAACAAAAATACATTCGCTGTGTAAAGGTATCATAGTTTGTCTGCAAATTAACTTTGAATATAAAAAGAGTCTTTTAAACCAATAACCTTTGACTGCTCTATATTCGTGAGTTTTTTCACCGCTTTTGATTTTTTCAAACCATTCTTTTTTAAGATTGAATGTTAGCACTATTCACCTCCCAAATATTTCTTTAATCGTTCTTCTCCAATGCTTGTTTTGCTAGATTTGATATTATAAAAATATCGTAATCACATGGGACACATTTTTTGGCTTCTTCACATTTTTGATAAATTTTCATAAGTGCATGTACTAATTTTTGAACATCGTATGATTGATTCCATTGGCAAGATTCAATTGTACAAGTGTAGCAAAGAGGATAATCTACTCCCTCAAGATTTCGAATTCTTTTGCGAAGCTGCTCATTTTTATCTTGCAACTCGAAAATTTGACGGGAATATTCTTTTAGATATTTATTATTCCCTACATAATTGACATTTATTGCAACAATCAATGCTATACAGGAAAAAGCAAGTATGCTGAAACAAGTCCAAAATAGTGCCATTTTTTATTCTCCATAATCTCTTAATTGTTTTAGTAAAACTTTTTTGCCGTTTGGCTTTGTTAAAACACATCCAGTAAAAGGATGATATTCGGATTGGTATTCTCGAGTTTTTGCTGTTGCAGAGCATTCAAGATAGTCTGCCCCATAAGTTATTCCAATTGCGATTGCAAATATAATAATTAAAAATAAACAACCCATGTTATCATTCATTTGTTTTTCCTTTCTATTTGTTTCATAAGCGAGATTGTAAAGTTCATCTAGTCTATAGCGTTTTATTGGCATTTGGTGTTAATTCCTTATGTTTGTTTTTGATATTGATACTTTGCTCAAATTTCAAAAGGTTCTTTCAAATATTGCTCTAAGTCTGCGGATTTGTTCAAGTGCTTTGAACGTGTATTCGCTACATCTGATTAAATCTTCGCTTGGTCTTTGGTTCATAAGTTTGTTGATCCTCTCAAATTTTCTAAAATATCTGTTTTCAAGATTTTCTAAATCTTTACTTAGCATTTTGCTCTGTGTCATTGATAGTTCCTTTAAATAAACTTTCTTCAATTTTGTTTTTTAAACATTCAAGAAAAGCATTTTCAGGTGTTAGTTCTTTAGCATAAGATACGATTTTAACATTTTTAAGTCCTAACTTTTCAATTTCTTTTTGAGTATTTAGAAGAATATTTTTTATTAATTCTCTATCAGGAAATTTTGATTGGATATAATTATTTTTTGCTTCTTTAATATCACTAACTTTGAAAGTTTGTTCTTGAAATTCGGTCATATCTATTTTTTTTGTGAATGTCATTTCTACATACAAATTTGCATCAATTTCGTTTGTCATAATTTTCTCCTTGTTTTGTATATTCCTCATCAGTACAGGTTTGACCTACAGACGGCAAGGGGTGGAGGTTGTACCTTGCCGTTTCGGAATTTGTTAATTGGTTAGAAATCAGATAATACCAAAAGTTCGTTAAATTCTTTGGTTTTTTCTTTGATATAGTCAGCCTCATCAATGATTGCTTGTTCTTCGATATTTTCAAAAATTGGGCATAGAACAGTTATTCTGATTTCGTTATCTTCATTACGATAGAAAAGTAAATCTATCGGAATCGGATATTTTTTATCACCGGCTTTTGCAAATTGGACATCTGCAAGAAATCCTGTTGGGAAGTTTTCTTCGCCATCTGTTCCATCTTCCAGTCTATAAGTACATTTATAGCCTGATTCTTCTCCGCTTTCTGTGATTACTGGGTTTGATGTCAGTTCGGTTTTCCCGACTAATCTCAACATTGCATAACTTTTATAAATTGCATCAAAATACTCAAGGCTTGGTTTGATTGCTTGCAAAAACAACAAGAAATCTCTATGGTTCATGTCTTTATTGATGTATCTTTTAATTAAATTCCATTGTTGAGAATTTAATCTATCGAAAGTGATTTTTGTTTCTTGAGTATTATCATCAGGAATAAAATAACCGCCATCAAGTTTTACTGATACAGTTGCCTTGTAACCTGTCGGATTGTTTCTGCGTTTCAATTCTTCTGAGATAACTTTTGCAAATGCTTTGACACTACGAACGGATTTGTTTGTTTGTTCAAATTTTTGGAAAGCATATTTTTGATTACAATCTGCATAGATAAATTCTCTTTCTACCGGTCCATATTGACCATAGATAAGACCGTTAATTTTTTCAGGTCGTTTTTGATTTTTCAAAACTTCAATTGATTCTTTTAATAATTGTTCTTCCATTGTTAAATTGTTCTCCTATAAGATTATTGTGTTAGTCGTTGTTCTGAGCAGCGAGATCTTTTCCGCTTGGCATGCTTGATACATTGTTAAAAAGTTTCATTTGTGATGGATCGTCTAAATACAAACCGCCTGTTCGTGCATCACGATAGAACGGATTGCATTGACTGCCTTTTGGAATAGTCTTTTTGACTTCGGCAAAGACATTGACACCGTTTTTATTTTTTTTGTCAACGCAAAATTTGATTTCGATAGTTAATTTGCCGTCTTTGTTGTATTCAGAAACTTTGCGTGAAACTTGTTGAAATGTAGCCTCTATGCAATCGCTAAATTTACGGATGCGGTCATCATCATCAATTACCCTCATCATGGAGAGCATATCCATAAATTTTAATTTTTCATCAGCCATTAAATTTTCCTTTCTCCAATTCGATTGGTTTAAATATTTCATCTTCTGTATTTGTTGATAGTATTTTGTATTTGTAGCCTTTCTCCAGTGTTTTGAATAATCCTTTTGCGGACCAATTGCACCGTGGGCAATTGTATTTGTTATTTGTCATATATCCGCAAATTGGGCAAAGATAAAAGCCACTTGGAAATTTATTTTTAAACTCCCTTTCGTTATTAAACTCTTCACATTTCATCTTGTGCTTTTGGTTTCATCTTCCTTGCGTTCATTTCACGAATAACAATTTCAAAAAGATTATAGAGTTTGTCATTACTCATCAGCTCAACTGCTGTAACCATCATTTCTTCATCATTTGCATTCATTTTGTTTTGCCTTTCTAATTATCAACATTTTCCAAACAAGAAATACATCATTTTTTATTCTTCCAGTGAGTTTGACTACATCTCCAACAGCAACGGAGCTTCTTTCCCAATACACGCACATTCTCGGTTTTTCGTTTTTTGATTCACATTCAAAAACAGTCTTATATTTTTCATTCACTACGTTATTGAGTTCAATAATACTTGTTACTGTTGTTTCAACTACTAGCGGAGGTGATGCCGGATTTGACATATATTTTTTTCTAGTCATCTTCATCAACTCCTCTAAATACCACGTATGCTAAAGGATTTTTATATACGCCCATTTCTTCTTTTGTATCTGGGTTGATAAATTTTAAACCTTTTTTCAGAAATGTAACTTCAACATTTTTTCTATTTGCTTTTCCATTTTGCAAAATCCAGTCTTGCCAATATTTAGTTTCAGGACGTGCCGGAATCAGCATATATGTTGTTTTGCCTTTTGCTTGTTCTATAGCTGCTTTTTTTACAAATTTGCCGCAATCTGCAAATGGTGGATTACACCAGTTTTTTGAATACCAGTTCCCAGATAAACCATCTTCTTTTTGAAGTTGATGCTTTTTATCTTCATCTAAAACAAAAAAGCCGTCTTTTGTTCCATAAATTAATGCCGGAACATTATATAAAGATGAGCAAACATCACAATCAAAATATGGAAGATTTTCTTCTTTCAAAACTTTTTGTATAAAACTGCTAGGTGTAAGATAATCATCTCTTTGAGCTGAATAATCATACTTTGGATTTGTTAAAGAAAAATCGGAGGTGGGGATAGATGGACATGTAGAAACACCTCCGATATTAGAATGTTTATTGATAGGTACAATATTTTTTTTCATCTTAATTATTATCCTTATAATTTTCTAATTCTTTTTTTGTAATATCGAATTTCTGCATTAAAGATTTGTGTGCAGGATTTATAAAATTCAGGTCAGAATTTCGATTTACGATAAATTCAATTGCATCAATTTTGTTACAGATAGAATCAATCTGTGCAATAAGCTTTTGGTTTTCTTGTTCTTGTTGCAATTCTGATTGTTCTTTTTGCTCGGCAGATTTTTTCTTTTGCTCAAGTTCTTTTTTGTGTTTTTCCCAACTCAACAATGGTCCAAATTCGCCATTGAGAAGTTTAGGCAAATTTTTATTTGCAAGTAACCAGTTGATAGATGGATCGAAATTTGGATTATTTTCAAATTTTAATTTTTTTACCGTGAACAAAATGTCCGGAAGTTTTGTTTTAAAATCTTCAATTTTATCAGTAAGTTTTAAATACGTTTCGATTTCTTCATCAGACAATACTGGAGCTTTTCCAAAAATTTCAATATAAATCTTTTTGAGGCTAGATAAACCCCAACGAGCTTTTGCAGCTTTTGATTTACTCTCCATTTTTTCTTTTTGTTCTGCAAGGTTGCGCAAAATTCTATCTGAAATGTATCTATTATCTTCAATTCTGAATAAGTCAAAATCGTTCAAGATAGACTTTACTTTTTCAACATAATCTTTACCGGCAATTAGTCTTTCTTCACCAACACATAATTCGTTTTGGTGCATAAATTCTACTATTCGCCAATATAAGCCATAACCCTCATATCCCAATTCGTCCATAAGCATAACAATACTTTTGTCCTTTTGCGGATACATGTCATGTGAAAAATATGGTGCTGTAATTTCTGAAACCTTAGCCAATTTGTTTGTCCTTTGTATATTAAGCCATTTTGCGCTTGATTATGCGGTAGTATTTATCAATCTGATTGTTTTCTTCAAGAATTTTTACTTGATTGATAGCTGCACTTGCAGGAAATAATCCAACTTCTCCTGTTGTAAGTTGATATTCTGCATAAATGTTTGTCAGGTAAGATTGGATAAATCTCTTTTTCTCCAATTTCGTAGGAATTGAGATGATACCAGTTTTTCTTAACCATTTTGAAATCTTTTGAATAAGTGATAAATTGCACTGTTTAGTTGTATTATCAACTACAAGTTTTAGATGTCTCTTTTGCATTTTAAAGCTCTCTTTCTTTAAAGTAATTTCAAGTCCTTTAGGTGATTTTTGACTGCTTGCATTACAATTGCAGTTCTTGATTTCCCAGTTTTTCGAGAATATTCATCAAGAATTTTGAGAATATTTATCGGAAAACCGATTGACCTTGTAACGATTGCAAATTCCTCTTTCATTCTTTTCTCCTATTTTTGAGCGTAACAATCCACACGAAAGTAAACGGCAAATTTTGCTGTTTTCGTGTTTTTATGATATTAGTTAGTTAAACTAACAGTTAAACTAACTGTTTAACTAACAATTATAATTATACACAAAAGTATAAAATTGTCAAACACAATAGTGTATAATTTACAAAACTTCATACATACGGAGTAGAAATGTATAGTAAAAACCTAAGAGAATTACGCGAAAAACTAGATTTATCAGTAGCTAAATTGGCTAAACAATTAGATATGTCAGCAAGTACATTGACATCTTATGAGCGAGGTGAACGTACACCATCTGTAGAATTTCTTACACGATTGTATAAAGTTTTGAATGTCAATACAAATTGGTTTGTTTCGGGTCAAGGTAATATGTTTAATTCACCGCAATTTGAGCAGGTCCAAGATGAGCTTGCTCTAAAGGTTCGGTCCATTTTGAGAGAAGAAGGGCTTATAAAATGAGATTTTTTACAAGTTTTTTGAATAGGCATTCTGCATATTCTTCTCCAAATGTACATGTTAGAGAGTATAAAATTAACTGCAATTCAAGTTCTGTCATATTTGATGAACTCCTTTCTAACAATATAAAGTGTTTCAAAAGGAAAGGAAAATAATGGGGGATAAGGAGTAGTCGTGATAAAGAAATTATTATTTGTAATTTTTAGTATTCT